CATGCGCCAAACCAAATATCGTTCCACGGCGACGGCCGATCCCATGGATAGACTTGGCGTGTCATGCGGCCGCCGATGAAACCTAAGAATATGAGGGCGAGTCCGATGCTAAACATGCTGTTCTCCTGGAAAGCCGTCATGCGTCACGCCGTCGAGCTCGCGGCCGGCGGCGCGCTTACCAACTCGCTGCATCCACGCGGGCATATCGATCAGAGGCGCTTCGGGTCCGTCGGATTCACGCATGACGTCCTCGCGCAGATCTGCGCGAAACCCGTATTCACCCCATTGTTTAAACAAAAACGCGACGCCCGCTGCCGCGCACAGGTCGCGTAGAGATCTCGCCCAGTCCGGATGCATCGGCCGCGCACCGGCGCCAGATTCACCACCGACGATGACCCAATCGATCCCGCGAAAACGCCACTTGCAATCGCCTAAGCAGAAGCCGTCAGCGTGCTGTGCGCATCCGACGGGTCGAAGCGCATTGAAGGGCGCACAGTGCGGAATCCCATAGACGCGAGTCAGATCGACCTGGCCGAGCAACGGCTCCATGGATAGGAAGCGCTTCGCCGCCGGCACTACGAGCAGCTTCGGAATATCGCGGTTCGCCTCTTCCTGGTTGACGATCGTCGCGCCAAGCCACACGTTTTTGGGAGATATGCCGTTCACCCAGTCGGCAGCGACGCAATGTCCCCAGTGCTCCGGCTTGTCCAACGCACGAGATAGATCGTCCTGACGATCGCCAGTCGGCGTGAGTTCTCTCAGCATCGGAAGCACGTTGCCGATGCGTTTCGTGAGCAGCAGCCAGTCGAGATGAGGCGTGCGGGCAATTAGGTCGAGCAGATCAGCGCGCCAAGCAGGAACGACAGCGTTGTCGAACACATCGGCGAGGCTCGCGCAAAAGATGCGCTGACGTCGACCATGCGTGGCGAAGAACTCGGCGTGGGCGGCGTCCCATGCGATCGGCTTGCGCCAGTTCGCCGGGGACGTGCGCCGGCGCGGCGCACCAGGTCCCCAGTTCGGCGCGGTGCCTCCGCCAAAGCGCGCGTTTCGAGCTTCGGCGTAGCAGTGGTCACATCCCGGACCAACCTTCTGGCAGCCTTCCCATGGGTTGAATGTCGAATCGCACCAGGCAATTTCGGTCGATTCAGCCATGGGTCGCCTCCTTGAATCTACCCTTCTCGTCGCGCGCCTGAACTAACTCGCCTCGGGCAATCGTCCTCTTACGATGGCACTTCGTACATACCGACTGGACGTCTTCATGGTGCCGGGCCGCATAGCCCAAGTGATGATCGTATTCATGACGCCGATCGCTCCCTTCGTGGCCGCAATCGACACATGGCACTGCGTTAGCGTCGGCAAGAAGACCGACGGAAACCAGGTGATTGACGCGACCACGCGCCTGATTCTTGTCGCCGTCTCTCTTGTCGCCGAAGCTTCGACCCCGGCGGCGGGGAATATGCACGTACTTCGAACGACCCTGTTGGCTTTTTGCTTCCAAGCAAATGCGCGCGATTCCATCGCTCCGACTTATATCGGAACCAAATATCGATTGGTCGTGAAACGCACGGCATGCATGACACCAGCGTTTGCCGCTCGACACGTTGGCCATATAGGTGTCAAAACTGACACCTATGCGTTTAGCCGCTACTTTGATGGCGCCGAGTTTGTGTCCAGTCCATTCGATCTTGCTGTTCTCGCTCACTGGGTGACCTCGTCGATTGGGGCGGCGTCTTTGGCCGGGAAAAGTGCGAGCGCTTCATCACACTGCTTAACGATCCGGTCGGCATGCTCGCGCAAGGCCTCTATGCCGCCATAGCTCTTGAGGGCGCCCGAGGTCATGACTGCTCTCACGGCTTTCCCGATTTCTTCGCTATTGCACCAACTGGTGATTTGGATCCCGCTCACCCGTTCGATATCGGCGATCCGGGCCTTCAGTTCCGTGGTGTGTGATGTACGTGATTCGATCTCGCGCGCAATGCGCTTTTCGTCACCGTCACGAAGTCGTTTGATCTCGACGTCGACGGCGGCGTTTACGAGCCCAGAGTCGACCTCGCTGGCACGTCGCAGCATCGCCGCAACGAAATCTCGTGTGACCGGCTGGGCCGTCAGCTTCGGTGCCGCAACCACCTGTCGGATCTTTCCGCCAGGCTGAATCTCGAAGTGTCCCCAGGTGGGAGGGAGTTCACCGGGCGCGATGACGGCCGGCGGGCAGACTATCCACCAGCGATCGCAGTAGCGTTGCACCGGCGCTGACTTTTCAGGGTTCTTCAGCTCGCGCAGCCAGTCGCCTCGCGATACCTTGATTTCGAAACCGTTGATCTCCAGGCCACGCGACGGATACAGGTTGATGGCGACGGCATCGGCCCATCGATTGTGTCGGCCGCCGGTAGCGTCGCCGACTTCGAAGAAGAGCGCCCACTCGGGCCCGCAGAAGCGGGCACGCAGCGCGGCACCAACGTCATGTGTTTTCATGCGGATATCCCCGAGGCGAGGCGAAGTGACTTCAAAAGCGCTACGGCTCGCGAATGAAACGTCGCTTGGCGTTCATACGTCCGCTTGAGGGACGCCTTGTAAACGTTCGCCAGGTTGGCTTTGTTATGCATCGCGAGGTGCTCGAAACGTTCTTGCTGTTCGCGGTGCCAGAGATAGAGCTGGTCGAGTGTCACGATGGCTTCCTGATCTCAAATGCCGGCGGGTTGATGAGATCGTCATGCGCAGATTGCAGCCATCCGCGCACGTACTCATCGCCCTCGTCCGAGCGCAAGAGCGCGTATGCCGACGTCATGACACTAGTCAAATAGGCACCGGCTTCATCGCGCGGCATAGTTGGCACGCCAGCGGCTTCGAGCGCCTGGACGGCCTTGTTCATCAGTTCCTGCTCTCTTGCCTCGCTGATCATCACGCACCTCCTTTATTACCGAGCGCTTCCGCGATCGCAACCACGTCGGGCCAGACGACGCTCTTCGTCACGTGGAAGTCCGGATTAGCGAGGATCAACTGAGCCAGCACCAGATCGATCGCGCCGTGGGCTTTCTCCAAGAGGCGGAACAGATCCGTCCGGTCGGCGCGTGCGTCCGCCAGCTTATCGAGCAGCTCGAGTGCGACCTCGGCAGGGAACGCTTCCAGGTACTGAGCGACGCCGGCGCCGAACAACAGGTCGACGTGGCCGTCGCGCTGCTTAGTAGGCTCGACGACGGTGACATGCTTCCCGAGCTGGTCGGCGAACACACGGCGCCAGCTATTTGACGTCCATACCGACCAGCGGCCGCGCGGCGCCGCGCTGGCGATTGAACGCAACTCATCGATATCGAGCACAGTTTTCTCGCTCATGCCGGGCTCCCAGCTTGAACCGGAGCGCAATGGGAAACACAGACGCAGCCGCTTTTCCCCTCGAGCCAAACGACGGCGGTGTGGCCACTCAAAACTTCAGCGGCGGTGCGAGTCGTGTAGACGGTAGGCTTTCCCATCCCGACGACTTCGGTGTATTCGACGCTATCGCCGACTTTCACCCGGGCATTGAACAGGTCCGCCATCTTTTGAGGATCTGGGCGTTTCATGCTGCATGTACCTCGCAATAATCGGGACCACCCAGCGACGTGCAGCTGCAGGCCGGCGAGCCTACGGGCTTCCAGGTGGTCTCTAGGCCTATCCCATTCATGTCAATCACGCCGTTCGTTCCAATGGCGTGGTCATAGCCGGCAGCGCGCAGCTTCGCCGAGATCTCTTGATATGCGGCCGCCGACACCTCGAGCGTGGCGATGGTTCGCGTCATGACCTCTCCCGCAATGCATGTCGGATCAGGGCCATGAACGTGTTGTACCGAGCGGTGTCCATGCAGCCGCCGGCGATGTCGGCAATTTGATCTATGGACAGCTCGCTCGCGGCTTGCGCATTGGCTGCGAGAGCATCGTCAGGCAACCCGTCAGGCCACGTGTCTGCTTTGCCTTCGGTCGTTATGGCCGCTACGCCGTTGGTCGCTACGTCAGCCGGTCGCCAGATCGTTTCGCAGGCGCTACAGAGGTGCGACCGATGTGGTGGGTTGGCCCACGTACATATTTGGCCCTGTTCCATATCATGCGGGTCTCGCTCCCAGGTGGGCGCGTCGACATGCTGAGTACCGCAGTTCGGGCAGTACAGCACCATGTCGATAGGCACATCCGCACGGGCCGCTCCGAGCAATTGGCGCCCAGCCTTGATAAACGACTCACTAATACGGTCGTCGCCCGGCAAGCAGGCGTTCTTCCTGAACTCTTTGAAGACACGCGCGATGAGATCCATGTTGGTCGTCGTTAAGGGCGCCATCGGGATTTCGGGTGCGCCCGCGCTCGAACTGTTGCTGCCTCCGGCAATTGGCGCATCGCGTTTGGAGATATGCATCATGTCTTGCTCCCACGATAGGTTTTGGTCAGGGCGTAATTGACGGCGTGGTCGCGCCGGCGGACCGCATTCGCGATTCGCGCTCTATCTAGATGGCTACTTGACGCTTGCCCGAGCAACCCGAAATAGCTGTTCGCGACTGAAAGAAATTCAGATTCATCGATAGCGGCCACGCGTCGAACTGCCTCATTTACTGTGCGGCGGCGCGTTGAACGACGCCACGGTTTAATGACCTGCCCGACGAAATCGACGCCGCGGCTGACCGGCTGAAGAATTGTTTTCTTCGGGTTAAGGCGAGCCGCGAGTCGCGCGGGCAGGAATGCATCCACGTCTGCCAGAACGGTGGTTAGCCAATCAGCCGAGTCGTGCAAGAAAATGAAATCATCGACGTAGCGCACATAACGACGAGCGTGCAACTGGTGCTTCGCATGCTGATCTAGAACATCCAGGTAGACGTTCGCGAAGAACTGTGACGAAAGGTTGCCGATAGGCAGGCCGAGATGAGCCGGTTGATTCGTCAGGCGCTTGTGCGCCGGCACCAGGTTCAATAAAGTTGGATCGCCCCGAAACTCGAAGTCGGTCCGTGGATCGTGGAACAACACGATTTCAGCGAGGCGCATCCACCACGGCTCTGCGATCTTTCGGGCGAGCAGCTCGAGCAGGATCGTCTTATCGATGCTGACGAAGAAGTTCGCAAGGTCACATTTGAGGTAGAACGCTGGGAGTGCCCAGTTTTGAGTGACACTGCGGATCTTCGATTCGAGGCGACGTGCGGCATAGAGCGTGCCACGCCCCTTAATGCATGCGCAGCTATCGGCGATGAACGAGTTTTCGAATCGTGCACCAATCCGGTTGTAAAGCAGGTGGTGCACGATTCGATCGGGGAAATCTGCAGCCCACACTTCTCGCGCCTTTGGGCGTGTGACGACGAAGCAAATCGAACGGCCCGGGCGATATGAGCCGTCGACGAGCGAGTCATAGAGATCGGCCAAGTTGCGTTCAAGGTTTTGCTCGAATGCGAGCGCGCTGCGCGAATTGCGTTTCGTGCGCCGGCAGTCGAAATAGGCAGCGACGACTTCCACGAAGCTCACGCCGTCGAAAAGGGCATCTACATCGTCATAATCTGCGGACGGCGCGAACCCGGCCTTGGTTGTTCTTGTTCGCGTTGTTCTGGTTGCCATCATCGAAGTTCTGATTCCAAGCGTTGTTGGCCGAGTACTGCGTCGGTTCGTGCTATCTACATCACCCCGGCAAAGGCATTCGCCGATCAACGGGGAAACTGCGCTGGACCAGACCCGGTCACTCCCGGCGGTATCCATGCTGCGCATGGCGGTGGCCTTGTGAGCCAGCGGCACGACCAGATTAAGTTGCACTGTCACGGCTGCCTTGGCGGCCGAGAAACGGGCGTCGATGCTGATTTCTTCTTCCATCCACCGGCTTGCTTGCCTACGCTGGTCGCGAGAAACACTGTGTTCGCGTATGCCTGTTGCGAGATCAGACGCAGCTCCAGACAGATCCGCAGCTCGACTGAAACGTCATCGATCTTTTCGATCAGCCGCGCCAGGTGCGGCACCTTGTCGACCGCCTGGTTGGCGCGCCGGATGTGCTCCAGCAACTCGCGGGAACATCCGACCAAACGTGCGCCATCGACCGCACGATGGTTACGTGGCATATGCGCGACGAGTCGACTGGATAGACACGTCAGATCCAGTGCGGCACGATAAATGGGCAGTTCGTTGTGGATGGCCATGCTGATGAATGACTAAATGATTAAAAATCTAATCTGCGGACGGCGCGAACCCGGCCTTGGTCGTCCTTGTACGCGTCGCTCTGGTGGCCATCATCGAAGGACTGAATCCAAGCGATGTCGGCCGAGTACTGCGTGCTCGTCCAATACCAGGCCTTGTCGAACAACTCCTTGACGCTTGCGTACAGCGCGGCGGACTCGCGCAGCGCAGGCAAATAGAAGTCCTTGTGGCCCTCGTAGACGATCTCGCGGCAGCGTTGAGCCGCCGGGTGGTCGGTCGATGATTCGCACAGCGCGAGCGTGTTCGCGCGCCCGTCGAACTCGCTCTGCGCACCTGGTTCCTCCTGGCCGCGGCCGCCCCACTCGATCTCTTGGAACGAGACGATCCCCGGCGATACGATCAACCAATACGGGTTGCCGGTTTCGTCGCGCGCCAGGCCGCCGTTGAGTCCGCCTTCCCCCGGCCACACCGCGCCAATCTTCGGCACGGAAGCCATGCGACCGACAATGGACTCGCCAATCATCAGCTCGCCGAGCATCTTGAAGTTACGGCTGCGTTCGACCTGTTGCTCCAACCATGCGCTGACTAGCGCTTCGACAGGCACAGTCAGCTTCGCGCCGGCGATATCGTGGGTGATCGTTTGTTCACTGCTCATTTGAAAACTCTCCTAAAAATCGCCGAGACTGGTGCCGATCGACGACGCAATGAAGGACTGAATTAAGAAATTTTTAATCTGCGGACGGCGCGAACCCGGCCTTGGCCGTACTTGCCCGCGATGCCCTGGGTGCCATCACCGAAGTACTGACCCCAAGCGCTGAGGGCCGAGTACTGCGTGCTCGTCCAATACCAGTCGGCCTCGAATGCTTCCTCACCACCCTTGCGAAACAACTCGACATCGGTCTGACCCGGCAGGAGCTTTGTGTACGGATAGCCGACCGGCAAGCTGCTCGGGTTATCGCCGTTCCGATAGACCCAATTCTCTGCATCTGTGGGCTTGAGGTGCCGATAGAGCGGCTCATGCTGATCACGCGAAGCGATGTGCCAATCGTCGCGACCGGCAATCCTCAAGCCGAGAGTCCATTGAGCGATCTCGCTTCCAGCTTCCGCCATGGCCTTCGTATTCGACAACCCGTCGAAGAAGCTGTCGGCGCCGACAATCAGGTCATAGTCGCGATGCCAAACCGCCGGCTGATGTTCGCCCAGCGCTTTAGGCGCAATGATTTGCGCATAGACGTCGCCACCGAAGCTGTGAATACCGCCGAAAAATCCACCTTCCCATGGCGTGCCGAATTTCGTCGGTACGTCATTGGCAATGCTGCTTAGGTCAACCAGTGAGTTCATTTCCACTCCAGAAGTCCAAAAAGAAGCCGCACGTGCTGGCCGGCCGGAAAGCGATGCGCCCGGGGATCTAGCGCACCGCCTGAGAGCTTGTATAGCTACCGCTTTGAGCAACCAGAAGGCGGTCTACTACGACGGCCACATGCTGATTCCGATCGCTTGCCAACATCTCGACGAGCGCGTCGCACAGTTCGTGTGTCAGCGTGTCGTTTGGCGTGGCTGCTGACGCATAGCCGCGCGCTTTATGAAGGAATCGAATGCGGGCCGGTGTCATTTCAGTTTCCGGAGACGTGAGTCTCGTCGGACCCTGTGCGCCCGGCGTAGTCGATGCCGTAGTTCACGGGCTGGTTAAAGCGGTGATCCATCGTGGCCAGGTCCTCGACGCCTTTGCATGCAGCCGGATTGAGCTTGATCATCACGGCGCGCTGGCGATCGCTGTTCAAGCACTGCATGTGTTGACTGACGTCGAGCAGCTTTGCGGCCGTCTCGTTGGCGATCTTTTTTCCATCGACAGTGATACCGTCCTGCGTCGCGATGAGGCGGTATGCAGAGGCGGTTTGTTCTGTCTGGCGAGTGTCCTTACGCCAGTCGCAGCGATCGCCATGCACGACATACGAACCAGCTGCACCAAAGTTGATGATCGAACCGCCGATCGTGCCGAGCATGTCGCAATTGTCCTGGGATGCACTGTTCGCTGGGTTTGGCACAAACACTGACGGTGCAGCGTCGAAGTGCTCCGTGCTATCGCCACCCGAATTGAAGGTGATGCCCTGCGAGTTGCCAGCGTTGTTCGCGCCCGCCTGACTAGCTGTCGTTGCGGTGCTTCCCGCATTGGCAACCGTGTCGGCGTGCGCACCCGCTGATACGAAAAACGCTGCGGCACAGAAAATCGCGTAGTATTTGAGTTGCATGGTCGTACCCCGTTGTATGGCCGTGTGTTGATCGAGACGCCCGAGGCCTTCCCGCCCCGGGCGTTTCCCTTTTATGGACGATTAATAGAAATTCGAACCGTTGGCCTGAATCGCGCCATTCGCTTCAAACGCGCCGTTTGCGCCCACCGCTTGCGTCGCGAACGTACCTTCCGCAACCGCGTTGTTCGTGACCGAACCGAACGCCTGGTTACCGGTGATGATCGAACCGTCGGCCGCCGTGACCGGCACATTGCCCCACGTCGATCCGCTGCCCTTGCTTACGCTCGACTGGTCGGTGAACGTCGATGTCGTAACGCCGGTCGGCGAGACGATGAGCGATCCGCCGGAGACGCCCGCCGTCTTGCCCGATGCCGCTTCCTGGAACCCACCCGCGCCGAGTACTTCGCCGGCCGAGACCGCCGAACCACTGGAAATCGACGATGCGCCGACGTTGCCGCTGCCTTCGAACGTGTTCACTTGAGCGCCAGCTTGACCTTCGATAGAGCCGCTTTGCTGGATCTGATTGCCGTGGGCCATTGCGGCCGTTGCAGCCAATGCGATAACTGCTGCTGCGATTGCGTTGCGTGCTGCTTTCATTGAAGCTTCCCCTTCATGTGTACGTGAGACGGTCACGCTGCCGTGCTACGAAATCAGTGAAAAAACGGTGCTGCTGCGAGGACGAAGAACGCGAATCCTGATACCGCGCAAAGGGCGCGATTAAAAAGGTCGAGAGCTCGTTCTTCGGAATCGGTCACGCTGGTTGACGTCCAGTAGGGAACGGCCACGCGGCGGCAGGATCAAGGCCGTTGCCCTTCTTCAGCTTGGGGTGTGCTCGGTCGAACGACGCTTGGCCCGATGGCACGGCGACCGTTTCAACGGCAGGCTTACTGGCTACCGGCGGCGTGGATTTCTTGGCTGCAACTTCCTTCGCGACCGCAGGCACCTTCTTCGCCGCGGTCGTCTTCTTCGCAGCTAGTGCCTTCAGCGCCGGTTTCGGCTTCGGCAGATCCTTAGGACGCAACGGCGTCGGCAGCCAGCCGCTATCTGAGAGCAGCGCTTCGGCTTTTACGCCGAGATCTCCCTTCTTCAGCTTGTCCATTTCTTTGATCGCGATCTCGCCCACGCCGGCTTCCGCCAGTGCGCCGGTCACCACGTCTTTATGCACCTGGCCGAGATAGCTCTTGACCGTCGGTTGCCACCAGTCGGCCATATTCAAGCCGAGCGCTTGTTCGACTTGCTCGAGCTGGCGCGAATGCTCATTGCCGGCGGTGACGTTGATGCAGACTGCCGTGCAGTAGGCGAGCACCTCAACAACGAATGTGAGGTCCTGCTGCCCGAGCCAGGTGAAGAGCGTCGTCGGGTCTTCCGGGAGCATCTTCTTCAGTTGCTCACGACGCGCCTTCAGCTCCGTCGATGCCCTGCTCCCTTCCAGATCGTCTGCGGTCGTGTGCAGCGTCGTAACCTGTTCGGTCGGCAGGATATGCACGCCACCCGAGCCGTAGTAGCCGGAGTAAAAAATCTTCGCGGCAAGCGTCGAGCAAAGCAGGTCTAACGCAACACGGGGGGCGTCGAGAAGATGCGCCGACATAGCAGCTGATCGATTGGCCGTCAGCTTGCGCAAGAGCGCTTCGCTATGGATCGGCCGGTCGTCGACAGGCTCTTCGCCAGCTGCGATCGCCTTTGCCTTCTCCGCCGCTTTCACTTGCTTCGGATCAGCTGGCGGGATCATGCCGCGGTGGATTTCAAGCGCACCGCTATGGTCGAGCCCGATCAGCACACCGGCCTTCTTCATTTGCCGGTCGGACCAGGTCTCGCACAGCGATTGAATTGCGGCGACGCGCGCTTGCTTCGCAGAGATTTCCTGTTCGATCTGCTCGACTTCGCCATCAGTCAATTCAACCGATTCGTCGTCGGGATTCAACTTCTCATTCAGCGCGCCCAGCTCAGCTTCGAGACGGGAAACCTCCGCCTTCTCCGCGTCAGTAAGCGCCCGCACGGTAGGCTTGCTGCGACCATACGGCTGCGTGACGCTCCAGCCCATTTCCGGAACGATCTTCACGAACGCCCAGCCCTCGGCGCGGAAGCCTGCGGCGGTTTTTTCCAGTTTTTCCTGGGCGAGCGTCTTAAGCAATGCAATGTCGCTGATGTATCCGCTATTGGGACCGCCGAAGAGGTCACGCACCACTGCGCCGCCGGCGGCTTCGTATGCGTCGAGACCGACGAACTGACCCATACGGCTCGACGACGCGCTCGTCTTATCCTTCATCAGCACCTGGCGGATGCCGTGCGCGTGCTGCATGTATGCCGGCGCATCGTTCCAGGCCTTCTCTTGCTGCTTGTGCGAGTCGGCCAGCGTGAAGACCTGCAGCACTTCTAGAGTCATCTCGCCCTTGCGATACAGATCCACCAGCTTCGGCGAGACCTTGGCCAACTGGAGACGGCGGCGCACGACAAGCGGCGTTGTACCGAATTGCGCAGCGATATCTTCGATCGGCGTGCCGGCGTCGACCATGGTCTTGAACGCGTCAAACTCGTCAGCCGGGTGCATGGATTCGCGGCCGGTGTTCTCTGCCACGCTCACCCCTACCGCATTCTTCGATGCAGCCTCAACGCACGGCACCGGGAATGCGGCATCTATCACGCCCTGCTTGGCGAGCAACTGAAGCGCGCGCAGGCGGCGCCCACCGGCGATCACAGTGAACCCACCGGCTTTCTTACCCTTCGCCGGTTCGCTCACAACCACCAGGTTCTGCAGCAGTCCCTGCGACTTGATGAGAGCCGCCAGCTCTTCAATCTTCGTCGGCGGCGTGTGGCGCACGTTCAGCGGCGAGAGGGTCAGTGAGGACAACGGCGGGTAGATAGTCTGTTCGAACATGTTTGATCCTTAGCCGGCAATCCGGTGTCTCGTAACGCCCTTGATACCGGGCGGCAATGGCTTATCGCCTTCGATCTTGTTGGCCTCAGGAATAAACCCGGTCCCGCTGCCAGGCGATACCTTCATGTGCTCGACCTCGACCTTGGCGGAATTGATCACCACCTGCGCCACGTCGGCGATGGTCTTTGCTCGCGCGACATCCATCGGGTTCGCCGGATCCCGAAGAGCCTTGAGCGTCTCGAAGAGGTGCTCGCGAAGCTGCTCAATCGTGTTCATTGATCTTCCTTGTTAGCGCCGCCTTTATTCGAATCACACCCTTGAGTTCCTCGGGCAAGTTGTGCACGGAATTGCGTGCCATCAAATCGCGCCGCGAAATCAACTCAAGGTTCTCGATCAACACGTGTTCCTTGTCGCCATCCTTGAACGAGACCGCATGCCCATCCGGCACCGGGCCGTTCGCTTCGGTCCACAGCAGGATGTGGACGCCTACCCAGTCACGCGGCGGGTAACCGGTATCGGTGACCTTGCGCTGCAGGTAGCCCTCTTTGCTGTACCGATGCGAACCAACGGGAAGCCAGTTGCCCGGCTTCGAGCCTGGCTTGAACTGCGTTTCCACACCGCCCATCTGCAGACCTTTCATGCCTTTGTTCCACGGCACGCTACCCTTCGGAAAACGCTGACTTTTCCCTCGGATGCCGGTCGTTCGGCCGGAGTCCGGTCCTGCGAAAAACTCATCAGACTTTCCCAGTCCCAGCTTCTTCGCCATGCGATACACGTCATCGAGCGAGACACCGAGAGTCGCGGCGATCAACGATCCCTTCACGTGCGGATATCGGTCGCGCAAATACTCAATCTCGGTCGGCGGCCAAACGCGGCGCGGCATGGATGCGTCGCTCAGTGTGTGGTGTGCGGCTGAACTTCCGGCGAGCCGAACACGGCCGCGAGGATCCGCGAGAGCGCTGGGGCGCTATAACCAATGGCGGCAGCTTCGATCCGAGCATCGCGTTCACGCGACAGCTGCAATGCCTCAAGCCAGAGGTCGTCGTGCTTGGGTGACTCAAGCCAGACAGCGACCCAACCACCAGTGCCGTACGCGGCATCAAACTTTTCCAACATGATCGAGCGCGTGCTGTTCACCGCTGCGGCGACATCAAGTCTCGCTTCGCATACATGCATTGCAGCCATTGCGTAGCGGCAATGCGGGAACGTCCAGCCGTCAAAGACGCGGATAGCCAGGCGGCGTCCGTCTTCACCAAGTGCCACGACGTGATGTTCGTCATCAGTCGGACGCGAATCGTCGAAAATGAAAATCGTCTTCATGAGTCTTCTCCTGCAGGTCGTGGCGC